TATATGGCCCAATTGCTTTACACAATAATATATTCCCCCAATAATTAACAACAAAACTAATCTGCGCAAAACGTTGTTTTACTCAATTATATATCATCTCCAACAGTTTACACAATCAAGTACTTTATCACAGTAAAGCGCTAAAGTATTTCACTAATTCAAGACTTTACTACACTAAAGCGCTAAAGTACTTACCTAATCAAATACTTCATCACAGTAAAGTACTAAAGCACATCATGTATACATAATACATCATAAAACCTATTGATAATTTTAAAACCTGTGCTATAATATAATTACAAAAGGAAAGGAGATCAAAACATGACAAAGGAAACAGCAAAAGCAATTAAGCAACTTATACCAAATCAGGACAAAGCATTAATGATGTGTTCAAGCATCAACAATGCAATTGCATTATTAAAGCTTTACAAATTATCTAATCAAGAAATTAAAACAATCATCACAGCAATGGTAATCGGATAGGAGGTAAACACATGTTAACTATCAACAAGAGAACTAATCAGGTCGAAGAATTTAATATATATGTAAACTATATGGATGATGAACTTCGTGAACGTGTTGCGTGGGAACTTGCACCGTGCAGTGATAAGGATTTCATGGATCGCTATGTATATCTTCACTATGAAACTTTTGCAGAAGAATTTCAGGTAAACTAAAGGAGAAAAGAATGAATGTAACTAATAGACTCTCTCAAGCTGAATATTGGGTTCTATCCTTTTCGGGTGGGAAGGATTCCACCGCTCTTGGTCTTGAATGGATGAAGCGTCACCAGCAAGACCCGTGAATTTATGTCGGCGCTTAGGAAATTATATGAAGAATTAATAAAAGGGGATTAAATCCCCTTTTATCTGGTCTTTCTTAACAGCATTGAACCTACTTTTCCCGCGTTAATATTTTGATCTATAGTTTTATCTTCACTTTCAAAAGTTGTTGTACTAATTTTTAATGTCAAAGACGTTGAATATAAATGTCCTGTACATGTAATTATAGTATGTCCACCACCTGTACCCATAAAAATAAAGGTATCTAAACTTCCACCTATTACGGAATAATTATTCGTTTCTAAATAATCATTTAAATTATGATTTATAGATTTTTTAAAAGAATCCTCGTTAGCACGAATTGTACCTTTCATATTAAATTGTTCTAATAAATAACAATCGCATTTATATACACCTCCACCTATTTCACTTATATAACAACAAAGGTTATTATTCAGAGGAACATATTCACCCCCGCCCCCGGCATGCTGATCCACATACTGCTTTGTAGCAACCTCATAATTTTTTTGAGGATCAGCATTTACGAAAACTCTTGGTTGAAAACTTACTTCTTGAAAACCTTGAACACTCATTTTTTTAATGTTTATTCCAGCATAATCATGTTCTTTATGATCCCCTACAGTTTTAATAATGTGCTGAACCATAGAAGTATCTGCTGCTAAAGGGGCATCAGCATGCATAATTGTCTGAGAAACAATTCCTACATTGCCGCTGTTCATCTGTACACCGAAGCCAAAATCAGGTAGCACGCCCACATCAGCGGTTTTATCAAATCTTACAATGCCCGTCATTGTTCCACCATTCAGCGGCAAATAGCCTTGCATCTGTTCTTGTACATCATTTTTAGCAACTGCGATCTGACCATCAACATATGATTTCGGCGTGGCATCTCCGTTATTCGTAGGAGTTTTCACATTTTGGATTGTTGTTTTATTTCCAAACTGAACCGTGCCAATATTGTTCATTTCTACAATGTCAGTATTGGAGTTACCTGTAAGAACCAAATGTCCAGTACCTTCATTCTGATAGAGAGCATAATTCGCCGCACCGAATCGAACGGAATTATTTACTCCCATATTGATATCGCCGCTCATCGTTCCACCACTCAGTGGCAGATATTTTCCTGCAGGACTTACTCCGGTGACAGCATTATCTACGTATTCCTTGTTTGCAGCATCCAATATATCTACAGGAGTGCCGACCATAGATACCCTGGCATTATCCATATCTATTTCAGAATAAGCTTCAAACAGAAGCGTATCATTTCCAGCGGCAATATGCCCGGTATCCATCACGATTTGATTCAGCCCCATATTCAGATTGCCGGTCATGGTATCTCCAGCTTTCTTAACATAGTCACCTTCTACCGTGGTAATGTCCTGTTTAATATTAGTGATCTCAGTATTAATGTTATTGATACTCGTCTCATTCGTAGTCACACGATTAGTAAGCGAAGCGATATCAGATGTATTTTTCGTAATATTCCTCTCTGCAGTACCCATTCTTGTCGTAAGAGCCGCAATCTGATTATTTACGTCAGTGAGTTCAGCATTAATACCAGTTACTTTACTATCCAATGTTATCTTATTTACAGCATCAAAATCATTCTGAGGATTTCCCACATTTGAAATTCTCAATGGAGAAGGCTCAAACGATAAAGGAGCGTAAAGTTTCAATCCATCTTGAAGGTTAGCAAATTTAAGGGCAACATTGCTACCAATACTCATGTTTAACATATCATTGAGATAAAGATTTCCGTATAAATGGGTATCCTTATGATCGTCGGGTTTACCAACCTGTAAACGACCCGTGTTAAGATCTCCTGATATGTCAGCGGATCCATCAACAGAAAGACCTCCATAAGAGATGGTAAGCTTACCCGACATAGTATCCCCAGCTTTTTTCACAAAGGTTTTCTTTGCTTCATCCAGAGTATCTGCAGCGTCTTTTGCGGAGTTTGCCGCATCGGTAGCAGACTGAGCCGCCTGAGAAGCAGAGTTCGCTGAAGCTTCCGCACTGTTCTGGGAAGCAGTAGCAGACTGAGCCGCCTGTGAAGCAGAGTTCGCTGAAGCTTCCGCACTGTTCTGGGAAGCAGTGGCAGACTGAGCCGCCTGTGAAGCAGAGTTCGCTGAAGCATCTGCACTGTTTTTCGACTCTGTAGCAGAAGCGGCACTTTCCGATGCGCTGTCTGCCGATGCGTCCGCGGACGATGCGGATTCCTGGGCGGAGTTTGCCGCGGCTTGAGCCTGAGCTTTTGCGTTTTCGGCTTCTGTGTGGGCGCGATCGGCTTCCGAGGATGCTCTGTCTGCCTGGTTCTGGGCTTCTACAGCAGAAGCGGCGGCGGCGTCGGCTTCACTTTTTGCTCGATCTGCCTGATTTCTGGCATCTTCCGCTGCCTGCTGGGAAGCTTCTGCGGACGCTTGCGATTTATTCGCTTCTTGTTCTGCCCGATCTGCTTGCGCTTTCGCTTCTTCCATCCATTTGTTGGTCTGTTCAAGAACCTCTTGAAATGCCTTATCAATGATTTCATAGTTTTCATTCATGTCATTGATCACTTCATTGAAGTGCAGATTCGTCTTGTTCATAATCTCGTAGAACGAGAGAGAATCATCATAGATGGTCGGAATAGCTAACTGTGTGTGATAGTGGATATAGCGAAGTGGGTTTAAATATCTCATAGTTACCTCCTAATAATATACACCGAGGAAGCAATCTTCCAGCTCCTCAATAATCATCACATCAATATTTAAAAGGGTTTCTCTCCACTTTAAAATAAGATCGTTCGGGTTTACACCGTCCCAACCGGTGATTTCACGAATATAATCAGTATTCGTTTTACCCTTGACGTTATGAGTATAGTCCGTATCACGGCTATTTTCATCGGTAAAATGACGATCATAAGTAGAATCAACTTTTGTGTTTGAAGTATCGTTATAGGTTTGATCCGTTGTATTCTCTGAGGTACCGTCATTCGTTGTGTTCTCATTTCCCGAGGTGGAACGAAAATCTGTTGAGGTGGCATATAGATTATTTTCCAGATCGTTCCATGTTAACTGATTCATCGGGGTGTTGGATGTCACATCTTTTACCGTTTCGGAATAAGTTCTGGTACCTTCGTCATGTGTTTTTCCCGTCTGCTTGATATTCGTTGTAGCATCATCGGTAAAATCAGTTAACGTATTTGCTGTATCAGAAGTTGTCGCAGTGTCATGATAGTCGCTTGTTTCGTTTGATGTCTTATCTTCGGTACGATTTTCATTTCCGAGATATTTTTCAATATAATTTCTCGTCCAAAGTTTTTCATATTCTACTTGTGTCGTTTCCCAGAGCTGAATATAGTACGGCATGATCTCGCCGAGGGTTTGCTGTAGACGTAGTTTCCAAAACTCTACCGTTTCCTCGCCAATTTCCCGGAAGTAATAATGCCGTAAAATCTTTTGGCAGAGGGTAGGTCGATAGGATTCTTCCCAGATGGGAAACTCATAAAATATCTTTTCCCATACGGCGGGGATGATGGTATTTACATCCGTGACCCAATTATTTGGGGGCTTGGTATTGTCGTTGATTACTTGGTTATACAAATATTCGCAATACCAGCGCACCATAGTTGTTGTGCTACTCACTACTGCTCACCCCCTTGGACTGACGCGCAGTTCTTTGCGTAGAGAAGGTATCGTCTTCTGTGTTATCCTGGTAAGTATTATCGGTATAACCTTGCGTATTTTCTCCCAGAATATCTGCGTAAAGATTGGAACGAAAGTCTACCGATACATTCGTACCAAAAAGTTCATTGAAATGTTCTACTGCTTGCCGACGAGAAACAAGACCTACATTCTGCGCCATTTCGGAATAACCTAACCCAGCGGTTACTTCATTTGATACGAGACGCTCGGTCTTTTCCGATGCTGGGGTAACGATACCAAAGGCAGATAACATTTCTTTCCACGTATTAATCTTTTGAATCTGTAACTTATCCGCAATATACGGGATATTTTGATTCAAAATTTCAATGTTATCAATCGGTGTTCCTTCCGAGGTCATAATAAACGGTTGATAGCCAAAGAACTTCTGCATTAGGTTCTTATAGGTCAGTTTCTTTTTCTCTGGTGTTTTGACAATCAGCGCGAACTTTTGCAATTCCACATTGGAAAGAATATTCATTTCAATACTGGTCAATTTCTGTGCGAAGAGATAAGCGGTCGGTTCATCGGGTAACCAGCTTAAATTATTGAAACACAGAGCACAGTTTTTCATATCCAATTCTTTGTAGGTATAATTTACATTTGTACTATACGCTGTGACTTTTTTCGGCAGATTATAAAAATCCATCTCACCGGTAGTCGTACATTGAAGCGAGAGATATTTTTCCAGAATTTCATCGTAAAAGAAGACACATTTTCCGTTGTAAAATAGCAACCATTCGATATATCTTTCATTCATATCTTCTGGAAGATCTCTCCACTCATAGCGAGATAATGCAATATTTCGAATACGATTGTAATAATCGTGAAATATCGCGTTTTTCATCCTTAGAATTGTTTTGTCCGACCATTCTAATGGTAAACCCCTGTTTCTCAATGTCCTAACACTCCTTCGTTATTATTTAGATCATAATTTCCAACATCTGTGGTATGCCAGAACGTGATCCCGTTGGATAAAATCTGCTTGATCATTCGCATATCTCCTACAGGCATGTTTCCGGTCACCGATGGCTGATCTAACTTCAGGTAGTTCCAGTATTTTCTTGTATGTAAATTAGGTACCCCGGTACTATTGACGCGATATCCAAACTTCGTAAAGTAATCATCAATTTTTACAACATAGCCCCAGTGGAGACGCTTATGAATAATCCAAAAGTCCATTGTTTCCATGTTATAATTTACACCACCGACATTATTTGCGCCTTTGCTCTGGTCTGGCTGACTTTTGACTACAGATAACCCTCCAAAAGTGGAAAGGCCGGCCTGCACCGCACCAATCCCAGCCTGTAACATTCCTACTGCAGTGGACACGCCTGCACCAGCTTTTGAAGTAAGTCCTTGTGCGGCAGTGCCTGCGCCAGCTGATCCAGCGCCCAGCATCGAAGCGATCATACTCAAGGTAATATTAGTATCTTGCTGTGCATAGTAGTTCTCCCACACACCAAAGTTCCAGTTACATTTTGGGAATCCAGTAAGTTTGATTCCATAGTCATAGTTGTTATTGCATTTCATATAATAGGACGGGTACATGAAATAGGTAGGATCTGCACCGAACGCAAATTTAAATTTAAATTTCATTTTCGTTGCGCCCGGAGTAGGATCGCTTTCAATGATATCCTCGTACTTGAAGTCATAGCTTTGCCCGTCGAGTGTCGTAATGCTGAAGAAGTGATATGGCCAGCAGAATAGCTTATTATTTTTCGGGACATAATCATCGTCGAGGGTTGAATAATTGATATCGTATTCTCTTTCACCAACAACAGCGGTTCCGGAAATTGCTGTTACATCGTATTTTCCATTTTCTGTAGGATGAACTGTGACACCTACCCACGGCACCATAGAGATATTACTGATTGCACCAGCTTTTCCACCTTCGTTCATCCGTTTCAACCAAGCATTGCAATTTTCTACCCCGTTATTTTCGATATCAAAGCCGATGTATTTTAAGCCTTGATAGGTATTCTGTATGAGCTGACCTTCTTTTACTTCGTCTTCATCATCAATATCTTCCGACGTTGCTACTAAGATTAAAGAACGATATTCTAAATTTGTATCAAATTCTCCCGGAGTAGCGCGGCTTACCGGCTCAAATAAGCCCGAATTTTCTACCTTATAATATTCGTATCGTTGCATGAAATTCAAGTCTTCTTCTACCACATTTCTTGATATGGTATCATCCGAGACATGCATGCGCTCGATAAAGGATTTTTTAATTTCGAAATCGAAAAGCCATGTTTGCATGACATCAATTTCAAAGGTAATCGCCGTACAATTTTCGTTGATATACAAAATATCGGAAATAAAGGCATAAAGCCATTTATCCCCAAACCCTCCATTCTGGAAACATAGGTAATTACAATCATAAAAGTAATCTGCTACATCCTCCAGAAAGATCGCCCATGTGGAACTATTCGAAGCCAGTCGCTGATAAGTCAAACCGGAATATGTCTTTTTCGTTTTACCCGCAAAATAACTTTCTTGCGCACTCTTTGACGTAAAAAGTATCGTATCCGTGTAGGTATTATCCAGCGGAATAGATTGGCAAACTCTTACCGTTGTCGATGGGCCAATTAAAGGACGAATCATTTTTTTACCTCCAATTCAGCGATAACCTACCAAAGAATGGTAGGCTATCATATAGTAAAAGGAAAGGAGTAGAGTTAAGCATTTTCCATCGTCGAAATGGTAGCCGTCTGGCTAACTGGAAAATACTTCGATTTTGCGATAATATTAAATGAATTTGGAATCTTTTCATTCGCAGAAACACGTACTCGAACCTGAGTATTATTTACAACCGTCATGGTTGTTTCGGTAGATTCATTTCCGGTCATTTCCCACTCAAGGGTATCATCTACCGTGCCCGTGGACTTGATCGTCGCATTGATGGTCACATCTTTTGGCAACTGAGATCTCTGAATGACACTGTTAGATGGATTCAGTGTAATTCCTGTAATCTCATTATCTGGAACGGTAAACAGAATCGCATTTGCAAAACGAGAAACAGAAAATACTGTCCACTTATGAAGGAAGTAGTTCCAGTACAGACCTTCCGGATTGCGCACATCTTCAAACTGAAGAAGTACGTCATAGATCTGGAAAAAGCTTTCGTCACACAGAAGCAGTTTTGCCCCGGTAAGCTCGCCGAAGTTATCAATTAAGATTCTTCTTCCCATGAACTCTGCTTTATCCATGTTAAATGCGGAAGCCAATACTTCGACATCCATCATTGCATCAAATTCTGCGTCGATGAAGATAATCTGTGAACTGCGGTCCGTATAGGTCGGAACTCCCATCGCGTTGTACTGAGTGCTCATAAAGGTCAGCTTATTGCTATAACCCTTTACGGTAGAAATGATTGACTTCATATTGTCCGCGGTAACCGTCGGAATTTCCACTTCATAGAATAAGCCTTTCTTTGCATATTCTACGATTAACTGTTTCATTGTAATAAATTCATCATATTCCATTCCAGAGTAAAGGCTGGAAATGATATCACTTACCAGATTGTAAACGCCGTCCTCTGAAAGGAACGCTCTTTCCAGATCTCTTCTCTGAATCGTCGTTTTAAAGAAGTTCTGATAGTCCAGCTTATGGAAAATAGACTTTACATCTGGAATTTCACGTTTCATGAACTCCGTTTCCGCTGTCTGCGGATCATAAATCTTTGCCTTAGCAAGAGAAGTGTATACTTCTTCAATGGTTTCTCCATAATCAAGCATACCCTTTTTCAGCATCGCAAACGGATTCTTGTATAACCTCGAAGTAAGAATCACCTTACCAATACGGTTTACCAGTGCATCGAGGAACTCATTTGCCAGTCCCGGAAAATTGAGAACCGCAGAACCGTAAGTCTTAATATCTTCCTGCGTTGCTACAGGAACTCTTTCCTGAAAGGAAAGGGATGCGTCATTACGAATCGCATTTAAAATATCTACACCGTTTTTTGCTAATTTCACATTTTTTGGTTTTGTTGCCATTTCACACCTCTTAATTTTCTTCTGTCACAAATACATCATCATAAGTAAGTTCTTCTGCACTATGACCAGTTTCTTCCTCGTCTAATACGGTAGTGTCCGAGTTTACCGTAGCGTCGCCATTCATAAACCTTTCTACATACCGTCTTTTTAAATCATTATAAGAATTTAAAGCATCATCTTTTTCTGCATGAGCGGAAGCTAATGCTTCATCCAAAGCAACAATTTTGCCTTCTAATTCTTTGTTGTAATCAGCAATCGTTTTAACTGCGGTCAACCCTTCATCAGAATCCGCGAAGCCCTGACTTACAATGTCTAACGCTTCATATACTGTCATTTCGTTTCACCTCCTAAATTTTTCGCAAGCTGATAAATATTATTTGCGTTCGTAAGAGCCATACGATAGCAAATAACAATCACACGGAGCATATCTTCTGTCAAATTTAATCCCTCACCTGTACCTTTAATTATATCAGATTTCATCAAATCTTCAATAATTTCTTTTGCGTAGTCAGGAATTTCTTCTAATTTCTGGTATCTTTTTTCTTCCATTTCTGTTTCCTCCTTAATTTCTTCGGTTTTATATTTTTCATAATTTGACCGAACAAATTCCGTATTCCCACGGAATAACTTCACTGTTGTTCGGGTATCTACATGAGTAAACGTCGTATAAGTTCCAACCGTATATTTACTATGATCATAGACATAGGTCTGCACTGCGGCTGGGGGAACTCCGGTTACCTGTATATCTGCGGCTTTTCCAAGCGTATGCTGTGAATTGGATACGCCCCCAACTGCCGCATTATGCGACTTCGTGCGATATCCCGAAGTAATGACCACAGGTTTTCCAAAATATTCTCGGATTTGATCCAACAGATCGACTAAATTATCATCGATTAAAACGGTAGGATATCCATCTTTTGACTGAAATTCTCTTACTTTAAAATACTTACCCACTTGATAGTCCAAATTCGTAAAAGTACTAACCATCCGAACCTCCTGTTAAATGTACATTCGACGCCGATATATTTTGAATGTGCGTAATATGCGCCCAATAGCCAGCTTTAAAATACTGCTGATAATTTCCAAGGATTTCATCACAACGATAAAACTCACTATCGTTAAAATACCACCACCCGTTGCAATAGGAAGGAAAGTAGGTTGCGGTATACGTTTTCCCGTTGGGACGCTTAAAGACTACCGTAAATCTGCGGATCGTAACATCAATCGCTCCGGACTCTCCGCCCCCGCCTTCTCCCCCGCCGCCGGGATCGGCGCCGTTCTGAAATTCACGCCAATAACCTTTGGAGGCCCCGGTACTGCTCACGGTGTTCGATCCGTTATTTTTCCAAATAACACGGGAGCTTCGCGTGTCCACATGGGTAAAAGTACCGTAAACTCCGATTCCACCGGTCGAAAAGGTTTCTTCCACGTAGTTTGCTACGGCTAAGGGCGGTACACCTCGAAGCTGAATATCAGCGGCCGTTCCTTTCGTATGCTGACTGGATGCCGCACCACCTACTGCGGCATTATACGACGGGGTACGATACCCGGACGTTATGGTAATTCCCGACCCGAAAACGCCGCGGATCCGCTCCAATCGTTCGACAAGAGCATCGTCGATCAGCACGGTATCCGATCCATCATTACACGCAAACTCGCGAACCTTAAAATGTTCCGATACATTGGTGTTTGCGTCAGTTCTCATGCTATACGTCTGTACCGCCATTGTTTACCGCCTTTTTAATTTCTTCCACCATAACCTTAATCTGTGTTAACATTTCATTCATGTGTTCATCTGACTTTGTCATTTGATAATAAAAAAGCAGACACATCACGATCGGAAATCCTACCGTGGAAATATAAGACATAATCTGTTCCATTCGACCCTCCTTTAACGGATCATATTTAAAATCTCCAAACCAATCCGCTTGACGCGCTGGTTTTCAAAATATAGAAATCCCTGCTCGTATCCCTGAATCATCAGATTCAGCCACGCAATTTTTCTTCCTCGATTTGCAAAATAGGTATTTTCGGTATGGTCTTCTCTGGTTAATGCATAGGTTACACGTGACTTGTCGAAAGTAGAATCCATATACAGGTACCCATTTCTGCGATCAAACCAAAGCCCATACTCATTATCCAGGTACACAAGATTGCATACGCTCTTGACATCTCCGGTTTTCTTTTTAATAAAGTCCTTAGTATCTTCAACATATTCGTTATCTATTGCATATTGACCGAACTTAGATCCCTCGATCAACTGCCCAAACCGAGTTGATTTTTTCTTATCTCGATAATCTTGAGATAAAGTGTGCTCCAAGTAAATTAATCCATTATCCGTTAGTTTCCAACGTTTTTTCCCGTAGGGCTGGGATAAGTTAAAATAATCATAATAAACATTGGAAACATTAATACTATTGGATAGAAAATATACCGGAACATCATTCATTCGAGATATCGTTTCGTAAAGGTCTAAAAATAACCGAATCTCATTTTTTAAGTATTTCTTGCTCTGAAATTCATCAAAACATATGGAAGTAACTCCAGCGTAAGATACGGACTTATCTTTCCCTCCGGTATTTAAATCCACTCCATAGCCCATAAGCTTCCATCCACCTTTTTCTACTTCACGTCCACGCTCATAGAAAAAAGTTCCGCTTTTCCCCGTCGTTACTTTGAATTCTTTCTCCGGATATAAATGCTCTATATCTTTAAAAAAAGACTTTGCCGCCTTTACTAATTCGTTTTCAAATCTTCGTAAATAGACAAAATTTTCACCTTTTTCAAAATAATTTTTACAAGCGATCTGCGTTTTATATCCGTATGTCTTACCATTTCCTCGTTCGCCTGTGATAAAATTAAATAATGCTTTCTTTTCTAAACAATTTTCATAACTATAATACATTCTTTCGCCCCTTTTTAAGAATGTACAGGCGCAGAATAACACTATTCCCATAGCCATGGATGTGCGGGCGGGGCTTAATCCGTGGATTCCCTTCATCATTATTTCCGCTAACCTGTACATAATTATTATATCAAAAAATGTGTGTATAGTCTATTTTAAATTAAAAGTAGTTTCAATTAATACAGCCCCGCCTTCCGTTTGCGTAAGCATTAATTTTCCTGTGTAAATCTGACCTGTTTTAAAATTATCATACGTAACTTGTTCATAGCATTTTGCTGGTAGACCTGCACAGGTGATTAATAACTCACCATCTTTTTCTCCAATGTATCGTTTCGCTCTGATATATCTTGCTCGATCAAATTCTTTTTCAATTTTAAAATATCCTAATTTTTCATTGTCCAAAGGGATATTGTCTGATTTTTCTTTTAAATGTAATGAATCTGTGTCGCAGTAAATAAAGCTATCGTAATTTTCCTGTGCATAAGATATGATATGCTTTCTTGCATATGCAGTCACGAATAACCCAACAGGTAAATAATATTCTGGACGAAATTCTGGTGACATTGTTTGAAATCGTAAAATATTATTTTCTAAGTAAGGAATTTTTTGTGATTTTAACGGATTCGTCGCAAATTTTCCATAAGTTGAATTTTGCATCTGTTTTGAAATAAAACGTAATCCATTATTCCCTTCTCTTCCTGCCTTTTCTTTTACTGCTGCCCATTTTTGGATGAACTCAGTGAAGAGATCTTCTGTCCCACGAAAATAGTAAACCTTATGCACTCTAAAATACGCTACTTCGTAATGTTCTAAAAACATTTCATAGTCAACCGAAGTTAAGGTTAAGTTCACAATTTCACTTTTACTATTTTCCAGATACTCCCTTCCGTTAAATAACTGCGAATTTTTAATCTGTATCGTAGGCAATTTACCATCTTTCAACCAAAATTCACAATCAAAATTAATAATAAAAAGACTATATCCGGTTATCTCTTCCAGATCATGGGTGATGATCGGCGCTCCGAATGGAAATATATTTTCTGACATGACATAAGGGTAAAGAGAATTTACATCGTATACGACTACATTCTCAAATTCTTTCCCCTCATATCCCTTTTTTAAATAAGTCCATCCTCCTCGATAGGCATGTCGTAATTCTTTATCAATCGATAATGCTAAATTTTCTTGCTTTGATAAGTTTAAATTCGTAAGATACGCTTCGTCATTTTGCAATATTGGGAAAATTCGTTCAAATTTTTGCTTTCCTATGGTTTCTTTCAAATCATTCATCGCTGCCGAAGATAAGGTTAGTCGGTTGATGTTATTCTCAAACATTTGATTTAACGAGTCCCTTAAAATAATGACATCATTTTTTAAATACTCAAAATCTTGCTGAGATAACGAACCTCCAATTTCTCGTTCTTCATCGTAATCAATTTCTAACTTCTCAATTCCCAAGTTAAATGTCTTTGGCATTTTACTAATCGGCATAGGAATCAACTTCAATGAATCAACGAAAGTAACTTTAAAAATTTTCGTTACTCTTTTCTGCGTCGTATAGAAAAAATTACATTCAATTCTATACCATTGATTTCGATCTGTAATTAATGTACGAAATTCACATGCTTCTTCTAACTTCTCTTGCTTATGTGTCCATCCGTTTTGTAGTAAATAATTTACAATAAAACTTCCGTCAAATTTGAGATTGTGAAAATAGATTTTGCTTCGTTTCTTTAATTTATAACAAAATTTAATAAAAGATTGAATATTTGTTCCACATTCAAAGGGTGACATACAATCTAAATTACTAATCCCCCATGCCCAAACTTCCGTTTTTTCTGGATCCGTTGTTGTTTCAAAATCTGCCGCAAAAATCTCCATCTTAGACATAGGATTTTACTTGCTCAATTCCCCATAATAATTCTTGGATTTTCTGCTCTGCGGAAATCGGCATATAAATAATAAATTCGATTGTAAATACATCTCTATAATCTTCGGTTAACGCTAATTGGTAAAATTCTTCAGGACTAATATCTCCCAGCGCTTCCTCCACTACTCCTCGTATTTCTGGACCTAAATCATCTTCTATCCCGTTTAAATAGTTTTGATAATAAGAATCAACATTTCTTTCTTTTGATAAGTCAATCATTAGATTTCGTTTAAACCTTGACCATTGATTTGTGTTGTTAAAACGGGCTTCATCAAAGGGCACAGGTTCTTGCAAACTTTTTTCTTGTGATGCTGTCCATCCAGATCTTCCTTCTACAAACCTACCATATTTTTCTGCTCTTTTTCTTCTCTTTTCGTTTCTTCTCTGATTTAATCTCGCCGTTTCTGATATGGCATAAGTAGATGTTAAAACGTCTTTTACTCTCACAATTTCAAGATTCTTCGGTGATGGTATTTTCTTCATCTGCTTTACTTCAGAACGTAATGCTTTCATGTTTGGAAAGTTCTTCATTAGTTCATCCACAGAACGCCGCGGAGGTGCATAGGTCTTGCCAAACTGTTTTTCAATCCTTGTGACCGCAGCGTTATAACTTCTTACCGCAGAAGCGGCGAATTGACGCCGCTTACGGTAAGCCTGTGTTAGTTTCGGCTTCTTTGCCATATTTTAACTCCTATACTAAATTAAATGTGGCATACTTTTTCATTCCTGTTCCTTCCTGGCGAATTTCAATAGTAATCGGTTTGTTCAAAATGACTTCCTCGCCAAAGATCAACTGATAATTTCTTACAGCGCCCGCAAACCCTCTGGATAACGCCGAATAAGATTTACCTGCTGTGTCGATGATAATTGTTCTTGGCAATACTTCAATTTCCCCTGTCTGCTGTGATTTCATTTCTACTGGATAAACTAACCAAGCCTGCACTTCAATCTGCTGACCGTAACAGTCTGAAATTTTGTAATCAGGATTGTTCAAAGCATTGAAAACATTCATTTTCAATTCTTCAGGTAATGTCTGCACTGTTTTCTGTACACTTAATTCGTTCATTTTATTTCCTCCTATTTTAAAAAAGAAAAGATTATATATTCAATAAAGAATCTCTCAATTCTTTAATGACACGATTTAAATCTAAAATATCGATTCGCTCTAATTTATCGGTAATATCTATCCAACCTAATTTCAGTTGATCACATTCTGTATCCTTTAAATCTAAGCATACCTCATCAGTAACTAAATTATACCACAAACTATACGATTGATCTCTGTATATTCTATCACGTATTTCAAATAATACTTCAATTTTTCTCATAGATTCTGCAACACCTCACTGTAAATATTCATTGTGTAAGTAGACAAATAAGTTATAACCAAAATATAATACACCAAATACTATGATTGCAATGCCTATCCAAAAATATTGTTTTTTCATTTTATTTTTATCCTTTCCTGTAATACTTTAAAAGAAAATTATAATAAACTCAAATACTAACATTACAATTCCTATCCAAAAATATTGACGGTTATTTTTTCTTATATTCATAATATTCTGTCTCATCCATTAGAACGTATTCATTTTCAACTTTTACGATCTTTTTTCTTTCACTATTCGCTTTCTTTGCAAAGTATCTGGAAATATACCTTCCTGTTTCTGGATTAATTCCCTTTTTCTCATTTTCTGTCTGTGGCGGTTTTCGATGTCTCTTTCTATATGCAATATCTGCAATCGCTGTACTGGCTTTATAATAACGCCGATGATAGATGTAACCCTCAGGATTTTCAATATAATTCCCATGTATAGTTAAATGCAAACGCCAATCATCTTTATCTTCGTAAATTCTGTCTTCCAATGACTTTGCAATACACTCAAAGTTTTCTCTTTCATTTTTAGGAATTTCAAAGAAAAGATAGTGATTTTTTAAATAAAGTAAAATATATTTTTCTGCTCCTCCTTTTGTCGGAAAACCCCCAAAAATTCTATTAAATTGTGTTTTAATATAATATTTACATTCAATCGGCATGATCAGAAATCCATACATTTCGTACCAACGCTTTGGTGCTAAATCATGTTTTTTTTCTAAATAATGTAAATGGTGCAGTTGAATATCTGAAGCTTCTTTAAAATCTATATACATTTGTTTCCTCCTTAATTAATATCAAATTCTTCTGCAAAAGTTTCATAGTGAAGATATACATAGCGATCCATGAAATCCTTATCACTGCACGGTGCAAGTTCCCACGCAACACGTTCACGAAGTTCATCATCCATATAGTTTACATATATATTAAATTCTTCGACCTGATTAGTTCTCTTGTTGATAGTTAACATGTGTTTACCTCCTATCCGATTACCATTGCTGTGATGATTGTTTTAATTTCTTGATTAGATAATTTGTAAAGCTTTAATAATGCAATTGCATTGTTGATGCTTGAACACATCATTAATGCTTTGTCCTGATTTGGTATAAGTTGCTTAATTGCTTTTGCTGTTTCCTTTGTCATGTTTTGATCTCCTTTCCTTTTGTAATTATATTATAGCACAGGTTTTAAAATTATCAATAGGTTTTATGATGTATTATGTATACATGATGTGCTTTAGTACTTTACTGTGATGAAGTATTTGATTAGGTAAGTACTTTAGCGCTTTAGTGTAGTAAAGTCTTGAATTAGTGAAATACTTTAGCGCTTTACTGTGATAAAGTACTTGATTGTGTAAACTGTTGGAGATGATATATAATTGAGTAAAACAACGTTTTGCGCAGATTAGTTTTGTTGTTAATTATTGGGGGAATATATTATTGTGTAAAGCAATTGGGCCATATA